TAATACAATCTGTTGTATCCACAATATGGATTTCGTTCTTGCTCAGTACTTTATTCATCGCAAACTGTGTGATGGTATAAAATATGATAGACTGCAATGGAAAACAAAATGTGGAGCCCATACCTGTAAATAATGGTAACTTAAGTAATGTATCGTTCTTAAGTTTCCTAACTACAAATTGCTCGTATTCTTCAGGATCAAGGTCTGTTAAAGCCTTGGTCGGGATCGATGACAAATCCGAGGAATACTTGATCAAATACTCACATATCTTTGGTAAAAAACGTTGCATAAACTTTAAAACGATACTATCCGAAGCTGAGGACAAATCAACGGTAGCTGTTCGAAAATCCACACTATTCCTTACTAGTTCACGTGAATAGTTTTGTTGTGTTAAAAACAAGGTATTCTTGTTGTTCACAGATGTAGGGAAGCTTTTTGCAAACTTTGTAAGAGCGTCCTCCATCCGAGCCAAGTAAAAACGAGAAATACCTTGGGTTACTACTGTTCTGGAAATTTCGGGAGATTTCGGAACGAAAGCAAACTGTTCGATACTACTTACAGGAGGCTTATCCACTACTACCCGTTTTCGCGTTATTTGCAAGAAACATCGAACTCCTATCCAAACCTCACCAGAGGGTTGTACGGAAGTCATACTAGATCTCAATACCTTTGGTTTTCTAATATGTTTGTTCCTTTTTCCAGTTTGTGGGGGCCGCCTTTCGGGAATACCCTTACACATGTTATCAAAACTTTTGTTGTTGAGCAAACGAGATACATAAGAAGGTACGAATACCGGACTTAATTCAATCCCATCTTGTATTGCAGTACGTGAATAGTATAAATGTTCATCTACTTTGTTAATCGAAATCCAAAGATCTGATAAAACTGGATCTTCTGAAGGAGAGAAGGTTGAAGTTACTGCTATTTTTTCAACTACACTCTTACCTGTTTCGATCGTGACACCTTTCGAGAACTTGAAATTAAACATATTTTCAAGTACTTGGAAGCGTTTTGATGAAGTACGTATACCAAACGAACTATCAGTATGTTCAAAAACTCTAGCTAATTCTAACTTACGAGCTTCTGAGAGAGTACCATATCTCTTATCCGCTTCTAAAACTCGTTGAACTTTGAACATTTTACGCAATGCTGCAGTATTCCGCGACATTTCAGTGTTTTTCTTTTCAGAAAAATTTACCTCCATTTTTCGAAACATACCTAAACATTGGAAGACCATATCAGCATCTGAAACACATAGTATCTCTCGTCTAAATAGCCTATTAAGACATACTATATGCGGCTCATAGATCGCATTTTCCTCAG